TGGAGGTGGTAGTGTTCAAACTACTCCTTCAGGAACATTGAGTGGTTTAGGTGGTGTAGGCGGTGGTGGTCAAGGTCAAAAAGGTGGACCAAGATGTTCTGGAAACGCAGAAGATAATACTGGTGGAGGTGGTGGAGGAAATGCCTCTGGACCAGGATCAGGAGTTTGTGGTTGTGGTGGTAAAGGTGGAAGTGGAGTTGCTTTCTTTAGAAGTAGCACTGGTTTAACTGCAGCTCCAGGATGTAATACTTCTTTTTGGGATGGTAACCAATGGGTTGCTAAATTTAAAGCAACAGGAACTCTTACAGTTGGTTCAAGATCAATACCTTCTCATTCATTTGATTATTTAGTAGTTGGTGGTGGAGGAGGTGGTGAAACTAACCAAGGAGGAGCTGGTGGAGCAGGTGGTTATCAAACATCTTTCCCAGGTGGTAAAAAAATATATTTAAATCCAGGAGCTAATGTAGTTTCAGTTGGAGCTGGTGGAACTGGAGGAAGTTATCCTCAAAACTCTGCAGATAATGGTGGACCTTCATCAGTAGGATTTATAGAGTCTATTGGTGGTGGAAAAGGTGGTGGTAATCCAGGTATTTTAACTGGAAGAGGTGGAACCGGAGGATCTGGAGGTGGTGGAGGATCAGTACCAACATGTAATCAAAGATATGGTAGAGGACTAGTTGGTTTTGATCAGATTCAAGGAAACCCTGGAGGAAGTGGTCAAGGAAGTCCAGGATATGGATCTGGTGGCGGTGGTGGAGCAAACGCTAGAGGAGGAACCGTTACAAGTTCAAGTGCTGCTGGAGGAGCTGGAGGAGCTGGTAAAACAAATTGTATAACAGGATCACCTGTTGCATACGCTGGTGGTGGAGGTGGTGGAGCTGGAGGTCCAGCACCTGCTGCTGGAGCTGGTGGAACTGGTGGAGGTGGAGCTGGAGGAAAAGCTTCAGCTAACGGAACTGCTGGAACTGCAAACACTGGTGGAGGTGGAGGAGGATCTATGTGTGGTCCTACGGGAGCAAATGGTGGATCAGGAATTGTAATTTTAAGAGCACCTGGACCATTAGGGCCTAGTTATGCTGTTGCTCCTGGAACTAACTCAAAAACAACATTACCCGCACCTGTTGGAGGGTGTACACTATTAACATTTACAGTGAGTGGTACGTTGACTATAAGTTAAAAAAGATTTATAAATGCAATTATAGGAGAATATTATGGCACATTTCGCAGAACTAAATGGAGCAAATCAGGTAGTAAGAGTAGTCGTTGTTGGTAATGACATAGAAACATCTGATGGACCTCTAGGTAATAATGACATGCACGTTGACGGAGAAACATGGTGTCAAAACTTTTTCAAAGGTGGAACTTGGAAACAAACTTCTTATAATAATAATTTTAGAAAACAATATGCAGGTAAAGGCTTTACTTATGATGAAGCAAAAGATAAATTTATTTGTCCACAACCTTATTCATCTTGGTCTTTAGACGAAAATGATGATTGGCAACCACCAGTTGCAAGACCAACAAATAGAGGTGATGATACAGATAATCCAAAACTAGAACAATGGGATGATGTCAACCAAAGATGGATTGCAGAAACTCATTGGAATTCAGAAACACAACAATATGACCAAAATTGGGTCTGGGACACATCCTCATTAACTTGGGTGTCCGCATAGGAGGACATCATGCCAGGAGGCACACCAAACGGGGGAATCATTGGAAAATCGAATAAAACTTCATTCGGTAAGTGTAAAGTTACATCTAAAACTGCTACAGGTTGTTTTACAACACAAGCAGGAACAAGAGTTGTTCAAGCTTTATTAATTGGTGGTGGTGGATCAGGTGGATCAGGAGCTGCTGGTGGTGGCGGTGGAGCTGGTGGTTATCTATGCACTGAAGTAAACGTCTGTGGATCAACAGCATACAAATTAACTATAGGAAGTGGAGGAACAGCTGCACCTGCAACAGGTGGTAGTCCTTGTGATTCATTAGGAAAAGGAACTTCTGGAGAAGCTACAATATTATCTCCCGCACCTGACGTGCCATCGGCTTTAGCAACAGCTGCTGGTGGAGGAGCAGCAGGTGGATTTAGAGACACACCTGGAGTACCTGGTGGATCAGGTGGAGGAGCGGCAGCTTTTAACCCTAGCGGTTCTCCAGGACCTAATCCAGGTGGAACTGGAACAGCTAATCAAGGTAATGACGGAGGAGATGGTTTTAGAGCATGTGGAGCTGACGCTGGCGGTGGTGGCGGTGGTGCATCAGCTGTAGGAGTAGATGGTGCAGCTCCAACTGGTGGTGGAAATGGTGGTGCTGGAAGTTCTGCATCTCCTTTATCTTCATGCACATTTGCTGGTGGTGGTGGCGGCGGTGCTGATTCTGGTATGCCCTCAGCTGGAAGTGGTGGATCTGGTGGTGGTGGAGCCGGTGGAAAAGGACCATCTAGTAATGGAACCGCAGGGACTGCAAACACTGGTGGTGGTGGAGGCGGAGGCGGTAATCCTGGAACTACAACAGGTGGAGCTGGTGGTTCTGGTAGAGCTATAGTAAAAGAATTAAGTAAAGCAAGTGGTGTGTGGTCAATGCAAAGTCAATTTCAGGCCAAGTCTCAAGGAACATGGCCACAGAATTTAAACACAATAGATTATTTAGTAGTAGCAGGTGGTGGCGGAGCTGGATGTAACAGAGCAGGTGGTGGTGGAGCTGGAGGTTATAGAGCATCTGGTTATGGTCCAAGTCCTTTACAAGGTGAAGCTTTAGGTTTAACACCAGGTACTTTTGACATAGTAGTCGGTGGTGGGGGACCAGGACATACAAATTTTGGAACACCTACTCCAGGATCAACTGGAACAAATTCAAGTATTAATGCTCCAGGAACAGACCTATCGGATGCAATAACAGCATCAGGTGGTGGAGCTGGTGGCCAAGGTCAACCAGGTGGTTCGGGAGGTGGAGGATTTGTTTGTGGTTGTGGTGGAACAGGAAACGCAGGAGGATTTACTATTCCCGAGGGTAACCCAGGAGGTATTGCTAAACAACCTGGATCTGGTGGAAGTTCATGTGCACCAGCTTATGGTGGTGGCGGTGGTGGTGGTGCAACTGCTGCTGGAGCAACTGGTACTTCGAGTTCTGGTGGAGCTGGAGGCGCAGGAGCACCTAATAATATTAATAACAGTTGTACAACTTACGCTGGTGGTGGAGGTGGTGGAGCATCCGATAATGGTCCTGGTGGTGCTGGTGGTGCTGGCGGTGGTGGTGGCGGTGGAACAAGTGCTGCTGCAGGTACTGTTAATACTGGTGGTGGTGGAGGGGGTAGATCAGCCCCAAGTACTACTGCCTCAGGAGTTGCTGGAGGAGCAGGTGGTTCAGGTATAGTTATAGTTAGAGGACCAAGTGCAGTTACATTTGCAGTTACACCTTGTACAAACACAACCGGAACTGTTCCAGGGCCATCAACAGATAAAATAGCAACCTTTACAGTTACAGGAACATTGACAATTTCGTAGTGAAAGTTATATTGATAATGATTTTACTATGAATTTATCTAATCATTATTGGTATTTTAAATCAGCTGTTCCACATAGAATTTGCGATGACATCGTTAAATACGGAAAATCTTTACAAGAACAAATGGCAGTCACTGGCGGTTATGGTGATGCAAAAAAATTAAATGATAAACAGATAAAAGATTTAAAAGAAAAAAGAGATTCGAATATTGTTTGGATGTCAGATAGGTGGATTTATAAAGAAATACAACCTTACATAAGACAAGCAAACGTAAGTGCAGGATGGAATTACGATTGGCATTATTCAGAAGCATGTCAATTTACAAAATACAATAAGGGTCAATACTACGATTGGCATTGTGATGGTTGGGATCAACCATATCAAAGACAACAAGGTGATCCTGTAAATGGTTTAATTAGAAAACTTTCTGTTACAGTTTCTTTATCAGATCCAAAAGATTATAAGGGCGGAGAATTAGAATTTGATTTTAGAAATTTAGATCCAGATAAAAAAAGAAATGTAAAAAAATGTACAGAGATATTACCAAAAGGATCTTTAGTTGTATTTCCTGGTTTTGTATGGCATAGAGTATGTCCTGTTAAAAAAGGTTCAAGATATAGCTTAGTTATTTGGAATTTAGGATGGCCATTTAGATGAAAAAGAAAAAAGATAAAATAGTTAAAACCACTTATCCAAAAAATTTAAATTTAGAAGAGTTTTTTAAATGCCCTGTTTGGTTTGCAGATGAACCACAATTTGTAGACTCACTAAATAAAGCATCTGATAAATATATTGCAGCATCTAAAAAAAATTTAAAAACAGTTATAGATAAAAGAAACAAAACTCATGGGGATAAAGGAGACATGGGTCATGTATTCCACTCTACAACACTTATTGGTGATCCTAATTTTGTGGAATTAACTAATTATGTAGGAGCAACTGCACATAATCTATTAGACGAAATGGGTTTTGATCTTACTAATTATCAAGTATTTACAACTGAAATGTGGGTTCAAGAGTTTGCTAAAAAAGGTGGGGGACATCACACTTTACACACACATTGGAATGGACATATATCTGGTTTTTATTTTTTAAAAGCAAGTGAAAAAACATCTATGCCTATGTTTGAAGATCCAAGACCTGGTAATGTAATGAATTTATTACCTGAGAAAGATAAATCAAAAACAACTTATGCAACTTCTCAAATTTATTATGGTGTAAAACCAGGAAGAATGATATTTTTTCCTTCTTATATGCCTCATCAATATCTTGTGGATATGGGATACGAACCATTTAGATTTATACATTGGAACTGTCAAGCAATACCTAAAGGAGCTTTAAATGTCGTTCAAAAAAAATAAATACTCAGTTTTAAAAAAAGCCGTAAGTAAAGAACTAGCTGATTTTACCTATAATTATTTTTTAAATAAAAGAAAAGTGGCTAGATTTTTATTTGATCAAAAATACATTTCACCATTTACAGAATATTGGGGAGTATGGAATGACCAACAAGTTCCAAATACATATTCTCATTATAGTGATGTTGTAATGGAAACTTTGTTACAAAAAGTAAAACCTGTTATGGAAAAACATACAGGACTAAAATTATCTGAAACTTATTCTTATGCAAGAATATATAAATTAGGTGATGTATTAGCTAGACATAAAGATAGGTATTCTTGCGAGATATCTACAACATTAAATTTAGGAGGAGATCCATGGCCTATTTATTTAGATCCAACCGGTAAAAAAGGACAAGCAGGTATTAAAATAAATTTAGACCAAGGTGACATGTTAATATATTCTGGGTGTGATTTAGAACATTGGAGAGAAGAATTTACTGGTAAAAATTGTGGGCAAGTCTTTTTACACTACAACAAATCTGGAAGTAAAATGGCTAAAGAAAATAATTTCGATAAAAGGCCATTTCTTGGCTTACCTGCCTTTTACAAGGGTTTTAAAAACTAATCTTTTGTAATATACTAGTGTTATGGCTCTATCAAAAGTACAATTAATACCTGGATTTGATAAACAATTAACCGAGACTGGCGCAGAAGGCAGATGGGTTAATGGTGAAAATGTTAGGTTTAGATATGGATTACCTGAGAAAATAGGTGGTTGGGAACAGCTTGGATCTACTACACTTGTAGGCGTTGCTCGTGATCAACATACTTGGTTTGATTTAGCAGGTAACAAATACGCAGCTATTGGTACAAATAAAATTTTATATATTTATTATGAGGGTGCATTTTATGATATTCACCCTTTAGAAACTTCTAGACAACAATCTTTAACAAGTTGTTTTACTACAACTAACAATTCAAATATTGTTACAGTAACTTGCCCTTCATCAACAGATTTGTCTATAGGTGATTTGATTGTTTTTTCTAATGTAGCTAGTATTCCAGGTTCATCATCCTTTACAGCTGCAGATTTTACTGCAACATTTGAAGTGCAAACAGTGCCAACATCGACAACTTTTACAATACAAATGCCTTTTAATGAGGGTGCATCAAGCGCATTCTCGACCACCGGATCCGCGACCTTGGACTTTTATTATGTGGTTGGTAATACTACGCAGGTACCAGGTTTTGGTTTTGGCACGGGTTATTATGGAGGTTCAGTTCTAAATCCAGCCATTACTACTATGAACAATGGAGGTACGTTAGCCGCTGGACATACTACTTCTGTAACACTTACAGACGCTAGTTCATTTCCAACATCAGGAACAGTTTTAATAGGAACAGAATTAATTACATATGCCAACAAAGCTGGTAATGTATTACAAACTTTAGGTAGAGGTGCTCAAGGAACAACAGACGCAACTCACGCAGATGGTTCAACTGTAACTAACGCAACTAATTATGTGCCTTGGGGACAAGCAAGTGGCTTAGGAGTCGATATTGAGCCTGCTCAATGGAGACTAACTAATTTTGGACAGAAATTAATTGCATTAATATTTAATAGTGTGGCAGTAGAATGGGATCCAACATCTGCAGGAGCAATATCTACACCTCTTAGAGCTACATTGATTACAAATGCACCAACCGCTTCAAGAGATTTATTAGTATCAACACCTGATAGGCACTTATGTTTTTTTGGTACAGAAACAAATATCGGCACAACAAGTTCTCAAGATGCAATGTTTTTAAGATTTTCAGATCAAGAAGATATAAATACTTATACACCTACCGCAACTAACACCGCTGGTACGCAGAGACTTGCAGATGGTTCTAAAATTATTGGAGTGTTAAGAGGTAGAAATGGTAACTATATTTGGTCAGACACTGCATTATTTACTATGAGATTTATTGGAGCGCCTTTTACTTTTGGTTTTGAACAAGTGGGTACAAACTGTGGATTAATATCTCAACATGCTGCTATAGAAGTAGATGGTATTATTTACTGGATGTCCGAAGATAGTTTCTTTTATTTTGATGGTGCATCGGTAAAAAAATTACCTTGTTTAGTTGAAGATGATGTATTTGGCAATTTAAACAATAGTTCAGAACTTATAGTTCATGCTGGTGTAAATGATAAATTTAATGAGATAACTTGGTTTTATCCATCAAGCTCTAGTAATTTTATTGATAGGTCTGTAACTTATAATACAAGAGATTCTCAAAATATTCCAGGTGGAGTATGGACTACAAATGATAACTCATTGTTTCCAAGAACTACTTGGGTAGATCAAGGTGTATATAATAAACCTTATGCAACTCAATTTAATCAAAGTGGTACCCCCACTCAAGGTTCAATAAGCGGAGTATCTAATGGTGCTACAACTTACTACGCTCATGAAGTAGGTACTGATCAAGTAAGCACATCAGGAACAACTGCCATTCCAGCAAACATAGAATCAGGAGACTTTGATTTAGATCAAAGAGGTGTAGCGGGAGACGGAGAGTTTATTTTAAGAATAAGTAGATTTATTCCTGATTTTAAAAATCAACAAGGAGATGCAGAAGTTACAATTTTATTAAGAGATTTTCCATCTGACTCTAGAGCGTCTTCATCTAGTGGACCATTAATTACAGGACCTTTTACAGTCAACTCTTCAACCACTCAAGTATTTACTAGAAGCAGAGGAAGAGCAGCATCATTTAAAATAGCAAACACAGGTACAGGACAGACATGGAGATATGGTACATTTAGAGCAGATATACATGTAGGAGGTAGAAGATAATGGCAAAATTAGTACAAATCGTTGCTCAAGCAACACCAACATATCAAGCAGAAAATTTAAATCAATTTGGTAGAGATATAAATCAAGTGGTACAAAAATTAAATACAACATATCCACAAGATATTAAAGATGATGTAGAGGCAGTAGGTTTTTTTATTAACGATTAATGGCAAAAAAGAAAAAGAGTCAATTTGGGACAGCATGGTTTGAAAGACCTAAACCAAAAAAAAGGCCACGTAGACATAAAAAAAATCTTAACAAAAGTGAAAAACGCATGTATAAGAAATATAACCGACAAGGTAGATAATGGCTAATAAATTTGTAAATAGACAATTCAGTTTAACTACTACTAATGCAGTATCTATTTATACTTGTCCTGCAGAAAACGTGGCTTTAATTAAAAGTATACAAGTCTTAAACGCTAGCTCGGGAAGTGTAGCAGTCACAGCTTCTATATTAGATAATTCAGCCAGTGCCACATTTAACTTTTCAAAGAGAACTTTAGGTAGTAATATAACATCTGATATGCTTACAGGTGTCAAAGTATTTGAAGAAAATGATCAACTAAAAATTACATCAAGTCATGCGAGTGTAATCACTGGAGTGGTAGCAATATTAGAGCAAGATAGAACATGACAGATTACGTTGTTATTAATGGTGAAAAAATTCCAAAAATTAAATGCGATTCAGAAACTATTATAAGTAATTTAAAAACAGGAAAAATTTATAAAAGTGAAGAAGAATTAAAAGCTGACAATGTAGATCCAAAAGATGTAAAAAGAGATATAAAAATTATTATACCTAAAGGTTTTGACGTTTTTGGAAAGGATCCTTTAAAGTAAAATGGCAGATCCTTCTAAAGGTACAGGTAAAAAACCAAAAGGATCTGGAAGGAGATTATATACAGATGAGAATCCTAGAGATACGGTTTCGATCAAGTTTGCGACAGAGGCTGATGCGAGAAAGACAGTCTCGAAAGTTAAGAAAATTTCTAAACCATATGCTAGAAAAATTCAAATCCTTACTGTGGGGGAGCAAAGAGCCAAAGTAATGGGTAAATCAAAGGTTGCTTCTATATTTAAACAAGGTAAAAGTTCTATTAGAAAACAATTTAAAAAATAAAATGGAAGCAAAAGGTGGAACAGAACTTCAGTTTGATGAGTTAAGAAAAAGACTTGACCCATCTTACTTTAAAAAATTCCAAATAACTACATCCGTACCTGAAAAAGAACCAATTGATCCAGATAAAATAAGTATTCTATGGATGAAAAATTCTTATGATCAACCTAACATAGCTCCATGGTTTGCAGAAAAAGAAAATCATAGAAAATATGATTGGTATGTATTTAATTCACATTGGACTTACGAAAAATTTAGATATGCATTTGGTTTACCTACACATAAATGTTGTGTAATTAAAAATGCATTGCCTGATATTAAATGGAAAGAGAAGAAAAAATTTAAAAAAGGCGAACCAATAAAACTAATACACACTTCTACTCCATGGCGAGGATTAAATGTTTTAGTAGGTGCTATGGAATTAATTGAAAGAGATGACATAGTTCTTGATGTTTATAGTTCGACTAAAATATATGGCAGTCAATTTCAGTTACAAAACGATAAACAATTTCAACCTCTATATAGCAAAATGCAGTCTATGAAAAATATAAATTATCTAGGATACGAAGCGGATAGAGATAAATTAATGAATGCGATGCAGGATTCACATATCTTTGCTTACCCTTCTATTTGGGAAGAAACTTTTTGCATATCCGCAATAGAGGCCATGGCTGCTGGTAACATGGCAATAGTAACAAATTTTGGTGCATTGTTTGAAACATGCACGGAGTATGCTCATTATGTAAATTATGAAACAAATGTTTATACATTAGCTAAAAAATTTAAGGCAGTTATTGAGTTTGTAGCTGATAATTACCATGAACCAGTGTTGCATGAAAGATTAGAAGATCAAATGAAATACTTTAGAACATTTTATAATTGGAACTCACGAGTAAAAGAATGGGAAAGTTTATTAGATCAATTAATGAAACAAAAAGGTTATGCATGACAATTAAAATAGATGAAAGAAGTATAATTAATGAAAAAAATATATTTGGTCAGAACACTAATAAAGGTAATGATATATTAAACTGGGATCAAAAGAAAGATGAAAAACAAATAAAATTATTTTTTACTTCTCCATGTCATGGCGGTGTAGATATACATTACGTAAGAGCAACTTTAGAATTACAAGCTTTATTACAAAGACATAAAATACCTGTAACATTTCATCTAATACAATCATCTATTGTTACACAAGGTAGAAATTTATGTACTGCTGCATTTTTAAAATCAGAGTGTACGCATATGTTATTTGTAGATACTGATATTGAGTTTGATGAAACATCTATATTAACAATGTTAAAAGCTGATAAAGATATTGTGCTTACACCTTATCCGATGAAAGTTATTGACTGGGACAAAGCAAAGGATATCAGTGAAAAATCTGGAAGACACATAAGTAAGTGTGGATATTATTTTCCTATGGCTTTTGTAGATCCAGAAAACATTGATTGCAAGGATGGTATAACAGAAATTAAAAGAGGACCTGCAGGGTTTATGTTAATTAAAAGAGAGGTATTTGAAAAAATGGGTAAAGAATATCCTCATTTAAAAATAAGACAACAAACTATGTTAAACCAACAAATGCGTGAAACAGAGCATTTTTGGAACTTTTGGGACACTGAATTTAATAAAGAAAAAGGCACCTTTATGGGAGAAGATTTTGCTTTTTGTAAAAGATGGACGGACATTGGAGGTAAGATACATGCTAACGTAGATGCATATATTACCCATCATGGTGACTATAGTTATCGTGGTAGATTCATTGACGAAGGGGCAAAAATTAAGTAAATTAGAAAAACTACGTATTTAAAACAGGAGAAATATGGATCCAATTACACAATTAGCCATGATGTATGCGGTTAATACCGGATTAGGCGCATTACAAGGAAAAAGAGGTTCAAAGTTATTTAAAGATTCTTTTAAAGATACAGCTTTACAAGCAGCTTTAGTAAAAGCTGGAGGTGGTTTTCCATCTCAAGGTATGCAGGGAACCAATCCTCAGATGTTTGATACAGCTGATATGGCAATGACCACAGTTACAGACCCAAGTTTAAAAGCACAAAATACAAGTATACTTGATAAAACTAAATCAGGATTAGAAACTTTTTCTGACGTTTTTAGAATGGATGCTCCAGGGGGAGGCAGAAAAATGGACCCATTTAAAGTAGGCATAGGTGCTGCAGGTGCTGCAGGACTTGCGTATGGATTAGGTGCATTTGATCCTGTTCCACCTAAAGATCCTAAGTATCCTGGCTATAATAAATTTTACGCACAAAATCCTGGTCAGTTTATGCCGTATGATGATCCTGATATCGATCCTATAGATTATTCTCAATACCCAGACAAACCTTATAGTGGTATTAAAGCAGGTGGGATAATTGGTCTCGAAGCAGGTGGAGATGCTGGTTTAGAAGCTAAAATAAAAAAAATGAAACAAACACCAGAGGGTTTAAGAAAACTAAGTAAAATGATACCTGGATCTGTTACTGAATTTAAAACTGGTAAAGATAATCAATCTATGTTTTCAACAAATGAAGATGTTATTCAAAAATATATTGAGTCAAATACAAAAGGGATTAAATCAGGTGGTATAATTGGTTTACAAGAAGGCGGTATGCCTGCTCCTGATCTTCTCAGAGAAGAATATGAAAAATATAAACAAGAAAAAGACTCTGCTGGTGAGGAAGCAATGGACTTTGAACAATTCAAACAATTTAGAATGCAGTTTGGTCCTATGCAACAAGGTGGTATAGCAAAATTAATGGCAGGTGGAAGAGCTTCAAATATGCCAATTGAATCTATAGAAGAAGGAACTCAAGAGGATATGATACCACCACCAATGAGTTCTATTATGCCAAGACAAATGTTTATGCCAATGATGATGGCTAAAGATGGTGCATTAGTGGATAAGTTACCAAGTAAAACTAATAACGATGAGAATGATATATCTAATTACAAGAGAACATCAGGAAAATTAGTTGTAGACGCAGCTGGTAAAGGTAATGAAGAAAAAGATACTATGTTAGCTCAATTAGCTGACGGAGAATTTGTAACAAAATCAAAAGCTGTTAGAGGTGCGGGAATAGCTTTAGGTGCTAACCCAAATGATAAAAAACAACAAAGAGAATTAGGAGCTAGATTTTTTTATAAGCAGATGGCAGACTTTGACAAATTAGCAAAAAGAATGTCCTAATGCATTTGTTAAGAATTTGGGAAGAAAAAGAGATTGATAAAGTTTGGATATTTGTAAAAGATTATATCCAAAAAGCTTTAGATAGGTCAGGTGGATATGCTGACCATGAACATATTAAAGATCAGATTAAAAATAATCTGATGCAATTGTGGGTGGCTTGGTCTGAAGAGGATCAAAAGGTGTACGCAGTTGGGGTAACAGAATTAAAAAAGTACCCTAAAGTTAAGACCATGAACTTTAGGATTTTAACAGGGGAGAAAATGGATTTATGGGTAAAGTATTTAGAGCCAATGGAAGAATGGGCAAAACAACAGGGAGTAGATAAAATGGAATTTTATTCAAGACCAGGTTGGGAAAAATTTTTAAAAAGTAAAGGATATGTAAAATCGCATGTTCAATTAGATAAATTTATAGGAGATAAAAAATGAGTTCAGGAGGAGGAGGTGGTGGAGGCAGCGTACCTGCAGACACTACTAACGTACAAACAGTAAGAGAAGCTCCGGAAATAGAAGCTAGAAGACTCGGGTTAATGGATGCTGCTACTGAATTAGCTAAAAAGCAGACAACTCCACCCGCGTTTCAAGTAGCTCCCTTATCCACTGCAGAAACAGAAGGTATTGCTTTAGCACGGTCAGGCATGGCCGGTCAGCAGCAAATTACCGATGCTGTTACTGCAGCTGGTAAAACATTTTCAGCACAAGATGTACAGGCAGCTATGAATCCATTTATACAAAATGTTATAAACAGAGTGGATGATGATTACTTAGCAAAAGAAAATCAGCTCGCACAACAAGCAATTTCATCTGGTAATTTTGGCGGAGGTAGAGAGGGTGTTGGCATAGCAGAATTACAAAGACAAAAAGCAGATACTTTAGGTAGTATTTATGGCTCAGGATTTCAATCTGCATTAGGTGAATTGCAAACACAGAGAGGATTACAAGCTCAAACAGGTTTACAAGCAGGTGAGCTATTACAAAGAGGACAACAAGCTCAATTAGCAGGTTTAATGGGATCAGGGGGTGTTGAGAGAGGTGTTGCTCAAGCAGGTTTAGAAGCAGCAAGACAAACTGCCTTACAAAATATTCAAGAACCATACCAAAGAGTTGCATTTGTATCTGACATTCAATCAGGTATACCATCCGCATCTCAAGCAAGATTATCTCAAACAACAGCACCACAACCTAGTCCTTTAGGTCAAGCTGTTGGTACAGGACTAGGAGCGTACGCAGCGTTTTCAGGGAGGTAATCTATGATAGATAGATTAAAGAAACCAGTCAAAATGCAAGACGGAGGTATTGGAAAATTACCTTTACCCCCATCTTCACCAAATGTACCTGCTGTTTACAATCAAGCACCTTTATTTTCTTTAAAAGGTTTACAACAAAGATATCAAGGATTACCTGGCGCCGTAAGAGCTCCTATTAATGTATTAGGACGTACTGGCAAATTTATGGTAGGAGGTAGATTTGCTCCTGTTTTAGGTGGAATAGCAATAGGCCAAGGATTTGATGCATTAGCTAGAGCAACAAACACACCTGAAGAGTATGAAGCTATGAAAGAAAAAGCTAG